ATTGACGGTATTCCAGGAATACCCTTTGAGAAAGGTACACCTAATCCAGATGTGTTTTATCAGGGTGAAGACATTATATATGATCTTTACTTATTTAATGACGGTAGCCCGGTGTCTAGTGATGACTTTAATATCTTTGTGTCTGTAAAGACTAGTCCACGTGCAGGTAAGCACACATGGTTGGGGGTCATTGATGTTGGTGTACTGCCTAACCCTAAAGGCTCTGGGTTTTATGAAGTCTGGATTCCGTCTAGTGCGACAGCTAACTTTTTTGCGGGTAGCTATTATTTGACTGTACTCATGCAGGAGAAGGTTGGTGCAGGCCAGGGACGATACGACCGTAAGTATGTTTTGTTAAATTCATACTTTAACATAGACTATGGTAATTTCTCGCCGCACCCAGAAACAATATCTAACGTGGCGGATAAGGCAGACAGATCTACCGTAGAGTCCACATGGCCTAATAGTCCAGATACCATAGGTAGACGGTCCTATGATGCCGATCCTTTCAAGATATCTAAATAGATACACTTTTTGCCATTTTTATGGTATAATATCTTGAATAGCGCGAATTAGCTTTTGCTGATGCTATTTTTTACGTTGTGGCAACCACTAACCCAATGGTATATAGGTCTTGTTGTAATTGGAATGTAGCAACATAGAAATCCTGCCACAACGTAAATTATTTTTTTGGGCCCGTACTGGTTTCGATCTAGTATGGTTGTCGTTAGTCTCAGCCGAGGAAGTCTGGTTGGCCTCGTTAAAAATCTGGACAAAACCTAAACGCAAACGAAAACTTTGCGCCTAGCGTCAGTGAAGCGGATGCGATCCTCGAGTCCTTTGGATTCGTTGACGCTGAAGCTGTTCTCGCTGCCTAACCGCAGCGAGCATTGCTCGCAGGTACCGGACCCAGGATAAAGGTAACCTGGTAGTTGAAAAACACTACAAGCTCCTTTAAAAATGGTGGGATATAGACCACTAGCCATAGTAGGCGGCGTTAAAGCCTACTTGATACTTCTTTAGGTTTGTCGGCGGACCGTAGAAGTAAATATAAAACAACCGAATAAGCTGTAAACAGATTAACGACAAAGTATTAGAGACAGGGGTTCAACTCCCCTCGGGTCCACCACTTTTAGGGGTGAAGCTTAATGGTATAAGCAGGCGACTCATAAAAATTGTGCATTATAACGAGAAATCATATAATGAATGATGTCAAATTCGGTGAAACCTAAAACAGAAATGTTAAGGCAACGCCGAGCGAAGCCTCGAAAGAGGAACGTGTAGAGACTTGACGGCATCCTCCTAAGGCGCAAGCTAAGGAGAAGACAAAGTCCAGGGAGTGAGGAAACTCACACAAACCTAAATCGCTCGACAGTGGGTTCGATCCCCACCACCCCTACCATTTATCTCGCCTAACGTGAGCAGATTGTGGTCAAATTCCCAATGACAGTTAGGACATAGGAATAGTATGTTTTCCCTGGCGTTAACTGTCTTTAGTTTGGTTTTTTTGGGAAAAGAAGAAATAGGGCGGATATGACAAATCTCGATATGTTTGTTGTAGCCGCACCGCTGGCACAAAGGATTGGTCTTCTCTGCTTTATATAGGCTATTGGCATGACCTCGAATTTGATCATAGTGGTTCGCTCCTTTTCTTGCCGCGATTTCTTCTATGGTTGCTTCATTTCTATCTTTACCTTGTAGATGCTTTTTGTGTGCGATACAGGCATCGCAAAAGACATTAAGTCTACCGTATTTGTTCGGGTACAAGATAATTTCACAACCTTTACAGATTTTAGATCGAGTTGACCGTCTTTTTGGTTTAATTGTATTATTGTGCCTAGCGGCACAGCGCCTACTACAAAACTTTTTTTGATCTCTGGTCTTTAACTCTGTGGTGCAGGTGATGCAATTCATATAATTATGTTTATCCACTACGTCTATGATGTAGTGGAAGAAACAACTTCAACCGTTGTTTCTTTTAGCTGGTCGTCAGCCACGATCTTTACGTCGTGACAAGTAAGCTGAATCATGGTTACAAGTTGTCTTGTATATTTCTCGTTTATAAATGGAATACCAAGACCTAATCCAAGGAACATTTTACGTATCCCTCGAGTGAATAGATAACAACTCATAAAGTATTTATCTTCCATTTCAAAAGGCACAGCATTGTCTCCATAGTAGACCATCCCACACCACACAAACTCGTCAGCACTTTTTTTACGTATTTGCTGAATATCTAGTGTGAAGTTAGTGAGCTGTTCTTCCTCATTACGTTTAACAAGAAAATAGGCCTTGTCTCTTTTGACGTATGTTCTTCCTTGTACAGTGAATTGCTGCTCCCTGCTCTTCATCCAATGACTCATTAGATTTTGGCCGCTGTTGCGCTCTAGCTCCTGCACCTGCGTATAGTTAAGCATAGCCACATGATTACGCAGATCATCGTTGCCTTGTTTGCCGAGAAGCAATGACATAAGATCTTCTGTGAACTTTGAACCGCCGGCCTCACTCCATATCTTGATAAGCTGTTCGGTGCTCACCATCTCGGATATCTTCACAGGAGCGGTATTCCAGTAGGCATTTTTATAGTTCCAGGTATTGCCCTGTTTTATTTTTAGCTCGTTAAGATCCCGCACAATTTCAACGCCCTGCTTTCCATACCAACCATATTCCCCGTTAATAAACATTGTTTCTCGTTGAGATATATCCATAGCCTTGGCAATTTCAAGACTGCAGATATGTTTGGGAGAACAGAATGAGGGAATAACGATAGTTTTCTTGTATTTATATTTATGCTCTAGTTCCAGCTTAGGAAACGCCTTGATAACTTTTTCAGTGAGATAACCTATCTTATTGTTTATGAGTTCAGGCATCCCAAGCTCGGCGAGCATGTCTCGAAAGTACAAGACTCTGTCCCCGTGACGCGCTCTGGTTGTTTGTGCCTCCTGCACACTCATCAACCAGGCAGACTGAAACTGCATGATTCTTGTTTGATCTTTAAAAAGGTTCTTTTCCGCGTATTCGCTATATGGTAGACTGAAATCGAAACAATCACTAAAGTCACGACATACGACGCCATAAAGCTTTCGCCAATCGGCAATAGGGAAAAAATCAAAAATATTACCAACAAAGTCACCCGTTTTAGCTCTAGCATACCAGCCAAATAATGGTAACCTTACAAAGTCAAAGTCTGAAGACCTTCCTCCTAATTTTGACACCACACTTGGCAAATTAATTTTGCTGTTAAAACTGTTTAGTAACATAGTATAATAAGAAAAATATGAGTATTTATAACTTTGATGCCAGCACCGATTATTCGGGTAAAGAACTGTATAGCTTTCTGCGGGACGCTGACTTACCTGAGTACGTGAAAACTGCGGAGCTGGATGAAGGCAACGAAATCAAACGACTGCCCAAGATGGCGTTCGCTGATAGTGCGCGGATGATATATCCCATTAATAGTCCTTCTAGGGTTTATGTGAGCAACGCCTACTTTATGAATAAGCGTGCTGATATAGTTAAACTATACGGAGAAGACTATGCAAGTCAACTGCAAAGCAATATCGAGAAGGCTGCAGAAATTTTTGAAATTACTGAAGATTTGAAGGACTATAACAGTCATCGTAATGAAAAGCAGGCTGCAGACTATGTGGAAAACTACATGGTCGATTTCGCGATTGATGGCATGCCTACCGTACAAATGTACCCAGTTAAAACCGCACAAGATCTTTCTGAGTCTGCTGAAGCTTTTACCCAAAACATCAACAAGTTCCCGTTTCAGATTAGAGTTAAATCTGCTGAAAACTTCGTCAAGGCCGCTGAAGAATTGGGTGTTGATGACTTGCCCGATCTGCTCATGAAGTATGCAGGAATGTACTACCCTGACCTAGGTAACCTGCAGCATGAAATCTGGCGCAGAGGCACAAAGCTTACCAAAGAAGCACACAAACAGGTTTATGAAAGCATGAGTAAAGATCTCAGCAACATGACAGGGCTTAAAGAAGTCATGAAAGTGGCAGAGGTACTTTTCGAAATTGAAAATATGGAAGGCCTTTATGACAATGTAAAAGTCGCACAGATTCTTGGTGATCCTGTGGACTGCATCTTCACAGAACAGATCACGAAGATTGCTAGCGATTTATCTTATGTAGAAGTTCACGGAGATAAGTACAAACTGTCTGATCTCACAAAGATCAGTAAGGATCATTACGAAGAAGCTTTTGGTGATTGTGGGATCGATCCAAACAGCCCTGAAAAGATTGCAGACATTCTTCCCACGATGCCTCGCAGCGATGTGAAGCTCCTTGAAGAAATCTCAGGACTACGCCCAATCTAACAAACAAACAACAATTAAATAACAAGCCCGGACTAATCCTCCGGGCTTTTTTTATGTATACAAAAGACGAAGTACACCTCATTTGGCAGGACGGCAAATATCTAAAGAAAAGAGGCATCGAGTTTCACCCGTTCATAGATAAAACAACCATGTACACAAAGGCCGCAGAGTCTCAAAAGCCTGTGATTGCTTATGTACACAATATAGTCAAATATGAGAAGCAGCGTATAAATCGTTTTGAGTTTAATCTTTTCTTATTGAGAAGGTATTTTCATGATGAGCCGCGTACACCTAGAGAGCGGATGCAACACCATTATCTCATCGCGACAGATTTACCTATACTTGAATTTTACAGACCGTCTGTAGAATTTAGCACCATTAAAATTGTGCAACCTTTGCAGCACCAGCCGCCCCGTAACGATGACTGGCCTCACCTTAGAGCGGACGCTGTTTCTAGAGAACCTAGAGTTGTGCTGAGACCTCCGTTTGGTGTAGATTTTGGAGGCAAGCTGCACGAAAGCATACCAATTGAGCACATACTAGCCTGGATGCCTGCCATTAATGCTGCCTACGAGGCCGCAGCAGCAGAGTTCTTCAAAGACGGAGTGCTGGTGTAGTGGGTGTATTCAAAGTGGACCTAGGGTCCGTAACAAACTATAATAAAAGGATGAAGACTAAAAAAGAAATACTCTCTGACGATAAAGCACCAGCTATTGCGCTCCTTCGACTAGCAATCAAGGAATACGGTAACGAGTGTTTTACGTGGGAACCGTTGGTTTTGAAAGCTGAGCTCCAGCGAGACTTTGATTGTGAATTATCGGACATGCAATCAGACAAACTGCAGGCAGCAATCGCACTTCTCACAACAGACACCTATGAAAACTTTATAAGTGTGTTTGAGACGTTCAACCACCTGTTCAACCACCAGCATGCTCACCTGGAAGAGCTGGATCCATTAGAGGCTGAGGAGCTAATACTGGGGCTCACAGAAGCATATCTGATTCGTGGAGAATCTTTGGATTTTTCTCCTGAAGTTAGAGTGTATGCGGGTCAAATATTCCACGACTATGGAATGCATAAACCTCCCACACTATTTCCTGAAGCAATCATGCGTGAGCGTGAAGGAGACGACGCCGAAAAAAACGGTGCGCTGCGAGAGATTTTTGATGAAAAGATTAAAACAGTTGAAGAATATTTAAAACAATGCACAAATTAAATCATAAAGAAGTTATAGGGCATCAGTTCTTTGCTAAGCCGGGCGACAGTCATTCAAAAAGATTAGAATACATATACAATCATATCTACGGAGTTATTCCGACATTGCTTAGTTTTTCGGATGAGTTTGAGATGTCTTGTCTTCCAGATATCGAAAAAAACTTCGAGTTGTTCTGCTCAACACTAAATAAAGTAGGTGATAGACTACTGGAAGAAGGCGTATGGGTAGGCAGAGATAATACAGTATATGAAGGTATTTTTCTTAGTGTGGCCTACAAGAACCAAGACGGACAAAGATTGTTTTATGACAACACCATAATCATGCATGGTGGTCCAGTGATTACTGATAAAGAAGCAGCCGTACAGGATCTTACTGTCGGTGTTCGTGTGGCTTGCCAAGACAAAGTCCAAACAAAAGTTATTATTGATCTATTAGATCCTCATAAGCTTAAAGACAAGGCAAAGATATATATGCTTGCCAACAGCTATGGCGACCTAGCGTTCACTGCGCTACCTATGCCCGAGGTTTCTATGAATCTTGAGTTAAACTATGGGGAAAGTTTCCCAGAGCTGCATGAGAAGATTGTAACCAGCCTCAACAACGACAAATCCGGGTTGTACCTATTCCACGGTCCTCCAGGCACAGGGAAATCTTCTTATGTGAAGCATTTATTGTCTGGTGAAGTAAAAAGGAAGATAGCCTATATCCCTGTAGGTATGATCAACCAGCTGGTAAGCCCTGACATGATTCCTTTGCTTATGGATAACAAGGACATTATTCTTGTGATCGAGGACGCAGAGAAAGCTTTGTTGTCGAGAGAGACATCCGAGAACTCAGACGTGGTATCCACGATTCTGAATCTGACAGATGGCTTTATCGGCAATGCTCTAAACATCAGCGTCGTCGCAACCTTCAACGTAGAGAAAGAAAAGCTCGATGCTGCGTTGTTGCGTAAAGGCCGTTTGCGCCATAGCTATGAGTTTAAAAAGCTTACTATCGCGCAGTCCAAACGACTGGCAAAGTCTATCGGAGCAGACAGCAGTAAAGTGACAGAAGACAGTACACTGGCAGACATCTACAATATGGAAGTAGACACCGGCTACACCGCCCCTGTAGAGCGTCGTGTGGGCTTTATGGTCTAGGGCTCATCTCGTCCAGAAGAGCTAGCCCCAAGCAATCCAGCATCTCCTACAGCCATATATGCTGAGCATATAGCAAACACCAGGCTATGCATTGCGTCATCTGGTTGTTTGGGGTGATGATCGTAAAATAGCTCTTGCCCATATAGTCCGTCGCGCACCTCGATAAAAACATTCAAAAGATCCTGCATATACCCAGACACATCGCTCCACTGAGGAAATAGTATTTTGCCCGCTTTAAGCTCACGAATAACCAAAGATATAACATCAGATCTATGAAGAACCCAGCGATTCTGTCTCCAGTCATACACGCCCGGCTCAAAATGTTGAATCATTTTGGTGCGTCTGTATGTCGCCAGCTGTGCCCGGTTTGGATTAGTTAACTCACATAGCTTAATCCCTCGAATCGGGTCAGGTCCGCTGTCACTCACACAGAAAGCATTTACCCAATTAGCAATCATTGCAATATGCTGAATGTGTGCCTCGTGGTCAAATCCTCTATATATTTTGGCCATGATTATCTCAACTACCCCGTCACGGCGTACACCAGCCAACGTAGCTACAGTGCGTGACTGCGCCATACTAACGCCCCAGTCCACTCCCATAGTATACAGCACATAGTTATCTTTGTTTTTGTTGAGAATAGCCAGGTTACTTTCATCGCCGTTCTCGTATTGAGGACCAAGCACACATACCTTGAGAAGTTCTTCTCTAGTTATTGGTTTGGAGCCTATGTCGTAGGTAAGCCCGAGGGTTTCATTCATCACCACACGCATCTCGTTTTTACCGCTATGTACTTTCTCATAGATCTCACCCCATTCTTTAGGATCTTCGTTAAAGTGCGGCAATAGTGGTTGCGCTAGATGGTAGCCAGTCATCAGATAATCAGTCGGATTCAGACTAACCCATTCACCGTGTCTAGAGCTTATTTTTTTAGTGCATTTACTGCAGCTTAATCCGTGAGGCTGAATCATTTTTAATGGGTCATTACCTTCAGTCAACGCATTCCAATGGTTACAACCCTCACATTTCATCATCCACTCAAGCTGGCTGCTAGTATTCCAGAGCCTTTGAATTGTGTTGGTAGAGTCTAGTGGTGTACCTGCAAATATTTCTAGTTTGTGTGGACTCATCGCCATCACTTCTTGAATAATCGGTATTTGGTCATATTGGATGTCTTGAATTTCATCATAAGTTACTGCATCACAAGCAGGTCCGCGAGTTCGTGTAGCATCATCACTCACATATCTAAACAAAACACTACTATGTGTATCATCTAATATCTTCTCAAACACATCATTCTTAAACCATCCTTTGACTAATAAACTCTTAATCTTTGGCCCTTCAAACCTAGGAGGAATGTAATTACTAGAAAAGTATTTAGTAGTCATCTCCTGGGGGCCGACATACATAATTTTAAAATAGTTCCATCTGATCAAATTAAGACAAATCATGTTGCTTATGAGTGTAGACTTCAAAGTCTTGCGGCTACATTTCAATAGCAACTTCTGGGGCATGTTATCGTATATCTGCTTCAGCATCGGGAAATTGCCCAATTTTTGCAAACGTCCCTCATTATCATACAGATAATTTTCGACGAAATGCGATGGCGGCAGTACCGAGAACATCAGTTGTCTGGCGAGAAACGCTGACTTAGGATTATTCTTCTTAAGCAGTTTCTCGACAGTGTCTTTAATAACATCATGGGCAGGCATAACAGCGGAAAATATAAAAGCAAACAAACAAACAGCGTCGTAGAGGTTTATAGCTTTTTTCAAGCCTCTTTAACAGCATTCTCCAGTATCTTCAATCGCAGAGAGTCAAGCAAGAGAAAAAAGCATTATAGGGTCTACAAATCTAAATCTAATTGATATAATGGGTATGTTATGAGTAAGACTATTCGTAAATATCAGACCAGAAATAAGAAAGATCAGTATTCCCGAATCGAGAAACTGCGACTTGAGGACAAGTACTACACAGATGTGGCAAAATCACATGACAGAAAAATTCG